CACTTCTTTAATTCGTTTCTTCAGAGTGGCTAAACCAAATTTTTCGCGCTCAAAGACCCCACCAAAAGCTTCAAAATCATCATAGTTGAAGTAGCTAGAGCTAAAACTCCAAGCATCTTCATCTTCTTCAATCAATCCGGATTCTACCAAATATTCGCGAACTCCGGGTTTGAACTCTTTGAAGTCTACAATTCTCGGAACATTATCCGCTTGGTCACCTAAACATACATGCTCTAATAACCACTCCTGCATCCCATTTTCAACATCTCCAGTTTTGTCGTCTACGCGCAGAATTTTATTGGTCATCCAACTGTATTGGCGGATTAAAGGATTATCTTGCAATTGAATAAAGTCTTTATCTGGTGATAAAATCATGACCGGTTCACCTTGCTCTGCGGCGTGTCTCGCTAAAACTAAAATCAAATCATCCGCCTCGCAGTGATTTACATCCACTACTTTGAATAATGTCTTAGCCTGAGAAGCTTTCAAAGATTTTACAAAATTGTCAAATAAGACGTACGCATCTTTGTAGTCAAACTTGGTAAAACTTTGACGAAATGATTGTCTAGCATATTTGTACATTGGAAAGATTTTCTTTCTCCAGTTACCTCGTCCGGAAGTTTCATCCAAGCAAATTACAATCTCTGTCGCGTATTCGCGAAACATGTTGATATGCGTACAGAGAACGTTCAACATTGAAAGATTGAACTCTTTTTGATAGAGTTTCAAATCCACGAAATCCGCTTTGGTTTCTTTCAAAATACCAGCAGCTAAACCATGCGTACATTTATGAAACGCTGAACTTAAATCTATTAAAATCATTTTTACTCCAAAAGTAATTTGTTTGATTGGTTATATTATAGCGTTAAACCATGTAAATTACTATCAATTTTTTCCGGTCTTTGATCGATCGAAGTTGAAACAGATACTGGCTTTAAGTTAGGTTTAACTGTAGGTTTCGATTTCGGAATGTTATGCATAAAGTTATCTACCAAGTCGAACGAAGTTTCGACGTTCTCTGGTACCGGAATACTTTCAGTTACCGATTCAGATCGAACATTTGGAGTGGTACGCGTAGGCGTATAATCCGTGGGTTCTGGGTCTCTTGGTATCTGGAATCTCAATTTATACAAATTCTCTACGCGTTGCATAGCTTCGGAAGCAATCTTTTGAATCGCTTCACTAGCATACATTAAATCATCTTCATATTTCATAATTGCTCCATATTACCAATCATCCAAGCTTCCAAATACCGGAACATCTCGAATATCATAATTCATACTTTCTACCATTCGCTCTAGCGGTTGCTCGAATTGTTTCTGGAAGTTAGTTTGATAATCAAAAATACCATCCTCTTCAATAATTTTTGCAATTTTTGGATCACCAAAACTGATAATCTCGGTTCCAAATCTGTTTGGAGTTAAAAGGTAACAACGCTTGTACTTTTCTCCAGGTTGTAAAAGTTCAATCGAATCTTCTAAACCTTGTTGCTTAACCCAGTTGTTATGAGCTAACGCAGCCTTAGATCCTTGAGGAATACCTTTATCTCCTAGGTTGTAATCCAAAGAGTTTACACTTTGAACTGCACAAATACTCTCTAATGGTTGATCTTGATATTGAAGTTTTGTTTCGTCTCGCCATTTACGAACACCATACTGATCATTATCTAAAATGACCGAGATAGATTCTTGCAATTTCTTCTTAACCCAAGCTGGTGTGCTAGATCTGGCAATTTCTAATCCCATGGTTTTGATATAAGGATCATCCAAATTGAATCGTACACCTTCCATATCCAATACGCGAGCCGCGTAACGTTTCTTAGCTACGAAGAACGCTCGATCACTGATAATTTCTCGCTCTACACCAATTTGTGATAGATCTTGAATGTTTAAAATTTCAGCATACTCTTCAACAGAATCTTGAATAATCTTTTGAATGACTTTCTTCTCAAAAGAATCCACCCAATCGATGATACCTGGAGTTGACGCGTTAGCGTTTTCTCCAAATTTGTGTTTAACGATATTTTTAATACTATAATAGAATGAATTATGTACTAAAATATCATTCGCGAAGAAGCTATGAGTATTTTGAACTTCTATGTCGTAGACATAATCTTCAACAATTCCAAGATCTTCTACTTTGATATCAGTACTATACTCAAAACTTAAATTTTCTGAATCCTGCAATACTACTAGAATATCGCCACCGCGAAGATCAGTAGAGGTTGCATCAATCAGAGATCCTCCGCGAATCACTTTCAGTGAATGATCACCAGTTACTTCAACAGATTTATCACCTGCAGAGATGCGATACATTTGCTTTTTCACTTTATGTCGCATTACATAATCAATCGGTTGATAATGAACTCCTCGTTTCATATCGAATGTTAGAGATTGTTTACCTTCTACGCGTTTAACTTCAACGCCAGAACTCGTGATAATAGGTTCAGCATTGATAGAATCGAATAACTCACCTATTGTAATATCTTCACTGTTTATGCGAAGCATAGTAGATGAAAAACTGGAATCCGTATCACCATATATCACGTAAGGTTCATCCGAAGGTAACAATGCTTGCAATTCACGTTCCACGTTGTTTGCAACTAATTGTATAAAGAAGCGACCACTTGAAGTAACCGCCGCAGCCATATCGGGATTCGCTAAAATAAAATGTTTATTCCCGAGGGCCCCATATAAACTGTTGATCAGAATCTTCAGCGTAAGCTGAGTAATATGATCACCCGCTGCCGCAGATTCTAATGTTTCAATGTAATATTCTAACTCTTCATCGCTACAAGTATCAAACCAACTCAGATCTTTCTCTAATAATTCTTCAACTGTTAATTTCTGCATGTTAAATTACTCCTAATAATATGTTAAGTATTATAATAAACATCTAATATATGTTCAAGCTATTCAACTAAATAAAAATCTCCAAGATAATCGCTTACGCGAAAATTTGGAGATTTTTTTTTATGTTGAGCGAAACTTCGTCTATGCTGGAATGCCAATAACTGGAGAGTTTAAGAAAATAGTAAACTTCTCTACTTCCCCTTCTGCTACCTTAGGATTCTTAGCTTTAACCATTTGAGTTACTGTAATGGTGTTACTAGCCTCGTTGTTGGTAGATCCAATAACCAAGTAAGTCGCCGCAGTCCCTTTAGCGCTAAACGCATTCGCAAAGTATGAACCGGTATAGAATGGATAAGGAAGTGAAATTATCGCAGATTTCTCCGCTTCGACACTTCCGTATACTACGCCAGCTCTTGTTAACGAGTTGAATGCAAGTTTTGCGTTTCCGGTAAGATTGAAAGTTTTGATAGTGTTATCAAAAGATTTTGCATCACCAGGAGGTCCAGCTGGACCACGTTCACCTTGAGGACCAGGATCCCCCTTAGGACCCTGAGGACCTGGATCACCACGATCCCCTTTAGGACCTGGAGCACCTTGCTCACCCTGAGGACCGGCTGGACCTTGTAGACCTCGTTCACCTGGAATACCTTGGATTCCTCGTTGCCCCTCTGGACCTGCCGGTCCTTGCAAACCCTGAACACCTTGAGGGCCAACATCACCTCGATCCCCTTTAGGACCAGCATCTCCCTTAGGACCTACTGGGCCTTGAGCACCTGGGAACCCTCTTGGACCTTCTGGGCCTATTGGACCTGCGGGGCCAGTATCGCCTTTTTCACCTTTTCCACCAGAGATACCAGAAAGACCTCTTGGACCTACGTCTCCGCGTTCTCCTTTTGGACCTGGGGTTCCAGGAAGACCTCGCTCACCGCGATCACCTTTGTCACCTTTAGGGCCACGCTCGCCTTGAGGGCCTTGAAGACCCACTGGGCCTTGAGCTCCACGTTCGCCTTGATCCCCTTTGAATCCTCGCTCACCTTGAGGGCCGGCTGGTCCTTGAGCTCCTCGCTCACCTTGAGGGCCAGTATCTCCTTTAGGACCTTGAGGACCTGGTTCACCTGGATAACCTCTTGGACCTCGAGGGCCTTGTTCGCCTGCTTGTAAATGTGTATTCGTAGTTTGCGAGTTTTGTTCAACAATACTCGAACCGTTAGAGCTCGATTTTTTGCAAACATTCGGATCGGTTAATGCAGTATGAATTTGAGTCATCATATTCAAAGCAATTGGATCTTCGTGGCAATCGTAATTATGCAACATCGAAAGATCCGGATGTTCTAACAGGCTCTCTTTATTACACGCTAGTGTAATCTCTTCGGGATCTGCGGAGTTGATACACTCCGCATTTCGATAGGTGAAAGAATCTTTGTATTGTTTATCTTTCATTTAAATTAACCTTAATTAGATTTGTTAGAGTCTTTAATCTCTTTAACCTTCTCTTTAAACTGAGCATTTACTTTGCCTTTCTCAGTTGATACTGGTTTAAAATTAACCTTAACTTCAATAGCTTTATTGATAGCTTGGTTAGCTTTGCTTACCGCGTTATTTTTATCGACTAAAGCTGGGTCGTTCTTCTTACCAGCTACTGAAGCCTCTGCAGCTTT